TTCGACTCACTCCCCAATCCTATGGCCGAGGGGATTATGGACATCTACTACAATAATTTTTCCGACCTAGATGATAGCCCCTTTGATCGTAAATGCATTGCCGATATCCTAGAGTACACAATCAGGCAACTCCGAGAGCATCAAGAACCAGGGCATGGTCGCTTTATAATCTTTTGTGAAGATCTCTGGGACGTGGTTGATACCTTGAGAAGAGAGTCCTATAATGAATGAGGATATGCCATGGGTCAACTTGACAGACAAAGAAGTAGAAGAACTCCGCGCCAAAAAGCACGAGCTCACCGAGTATGGTAAACAACGACTGAAACAACTCATGAGGAACCAAGAACCCTATCCAGACGCAATGTTTGAAGAGGCAGAGCGACGCGAGGCAGAGCGTAGAGCCCTTGATGCTGTTGATAAACTTTACAAAGAGAATGGTGATGCTCTAAAACAACTTGCTGAAATTGAAAAAGAAGAATGGGAACGCAAAGAACGAAGTGATACTGTGCTGGCGCGGTATAATGCCTTTTATAATGATGAGTGCTCTGGTATGCCTCATGGCACACCAATCACACCGGAGCATATGCAAGCAATGACTCTGGAATGTATGATTGATGCTCTCATCTGCGAAAATATGAATGTGGAGTATAATGCGATTGCGATTGATGATATCAAGGATTTGATTGAAGGATTGTATCGGCAGAGTGATGAGTTTTTAGAACGAGTGAGAAAACTTAAGGAGGAGAATAATGGATAAACCATTCTATCGGTTTTTTGTGATTGATTATTGTGCTACTGGTGAAGGTCGTTCTATCTGGTTGCAGATCTGTCGCTATGACCTCGACGGAGAAAGAGATTATGAGTTCGCAAAATTTGTAAACTTCGTGAACAATGATTATTATCTGCGTGGATGTGATGAACTTACAGAGCGAGAGTTTTTGGATAAGTATACAAGGTTTATGCCAAACCTGATTGCTGATATGCTACAGAAGAAAACTATCGGCACATGGAAAACTCATTTGCATTTTAACCTATCATGAGTCGATTTATTAAAAACCCAGATGAGATTATCCTAGAGGATATTAAAATGGTACATTATGAAACCATGGAACAAGGCCGGGCTGTATGGCTTGGAATATACCTCAATAATGGCCAAATCTTCCATCTCAATATCGGAGGAGATAATCTCTATGTTAATTATTCAGATGAAAGCATGGATTGAGGAGGCATGGTGGGCGTGGGGTAATGGTGTCTCATTTCGATTCATCAACTACAATGACAACATTGACCGCCTCGCTTTTTTCGAAGAAATAAACTGTGGGTGGTACCAGATGTACATCTATCCCTACGACGATTGGTTTCTCCCATCTCGATCTCCAGAGCGTAAGATACGACTAGAACAATGAACCTCCCAACTTCTCTAAATAAGTGGATCATCTCAAATAAATTTATTAAGCATACCCCATTCTGGTGGTGGTATCGTCTGATTTCCCATGACAGATTCCGCCTCGGTGACTATCACATCTACCCAGAGTTTTGGCATTCTTTAAATGGAGGATGGGAACACATGGAATACGTATATAAGTTCGAGGAGTTTTGGGGTAAAGATTCCTATCCACCAGAATGTATTACTGTCTCTGAAGAGGCTTATGATGAGTTGTTACGACGTATCCACTCTCCCCCAGATCCTGTTAAAATAGAGAGGTTAAAAGAAATACTGAATCGTAAAGCCCCTTGGGAGGATTAAAATGAAACCTGAATTTTCTCAACGTCAATACAAACTCATTTACCACGCCATCCGCCGATACCAAATCGAAAAAACCGTGCTTAATAGTTCTGAATACCATGACTGTAATGAAATTCTTGACGAACTCTTTGACCATGTCTACACCCAGCACAAGGAGCAAGTAACATGATTGAGTGCATAGAAGAATGTGATGGATCCCTAACATTCTCATGGGACGAAAACGATCCAGTTGAAAGAGTCTTGAATACTTGGACAGAGCAAGACTTCATCGATGCCATTATGGCCCAAATTAATTGCTTAAAGGAGGCAGAAGTTAATGGGGATGTTTGATTACTTCCGATCATCTTATGACCTTGGAGAACCCTTTACCGAGGTAGAGTGCCAGACAAAAGACATGGAGAGGGGCATAGGTGGCACTATGAGTACCTATTGGCTCGATCCTAGTGGGAGGTTGTGGCTTATTGACACCCGTGAAGCCTTTGACTTTGGTGAGGATCCAAACTGGGTCGATGATGGGAAAAAAATTTCCGCTCTGTTTAGGTATAAATTTTTACCAAATGGCAAGCATGGGAAGGTAACTCTTCATGACATCACAGACTACGTCTGCGTATATCCTGCTCGATGGGACGGGGAATGGGAGGACTGGCCAACTTGCCGAATACATTTTATCCGTGGAGTATTACAGGGCTATGAAAACATCTCTAAAATGGACTCGTATAAGTCCTCTGATTAATCTTGGATTTAAAACTTTTACTATATTTTCCCTCATTACAGCATTTATATATTGGGGGCTTAATAACGCTTACCAAAAATGACTAAATTTGAAGAAATAAACGAGTACTTTATGGCAGAGCATGGCTTTGCCTTATTCCTTATCGAGGAACCCTATCTCATGATGAGGAAACGCAAAACAGCAAGATGGGTTGGATCTGCTGATCCAAATATCACATTACTTAAACGGAATGGGAAGCCTACCACTCGTTATCCCAAATCCCGTGGTATAATTATGAACGGTGGGTTCAGGCCTATATCTCTGAACACTCTGGTATCAAATCTTAAGGACAACCGTCCTCTCTATTCCAAGATCTGATTTCAGTTTAAAGTTAAATTCAACTATTTATCAAGCCTCTGAGACTTATCCTCATGCTTAATGGGTAGTTGTCATGGTATCTCTAATTCATCTATAAACAATTGCAGATTGCAAAGATGACCCTGGAATATCGTGTCCATTACATCGGAGCTCATGAAAAAAACTTTAGTTACCCTAGCCCTGGCTAGTCTTTCTCTTATCCCTCTTTCTGCAAGAGCAGGACAACAATGCGGAGAAGCAAGTTATTATGGATTAGGGGACGGATATCAAGGTGGAATTACTGCATCTGGTCGAAGGTTTGATACATGGTCAAACCAGGCAGCTCACAAATGGCTACCCTTTGGTACTGTTGTTACTGTGACTGCTAATGGCCGAAGCACGAGAGCAGTGATCACCGACCGCGGACCTTTTGTCGGCGGAAGGGTCATCGACTTATCGGCTAAGTCCTTTGGCGATCTTGGTCCACTCTCACGAGGAGTACACAATGTCTGCATCTCGTGGAGATGAGATAACTAACAACTGAATACAAAGTTAGCCCCGAGCAAGAGCCTGGGGCTTTAAAGTATCAAAGTTCTTCTAAAACTGAACCTAATAAATACTCAATAGTGTTACAATCGGAAAGTATATCCTCTACAATATTTACTATTCCGTAATTGCGTCCACTCTCCGCTTCTTCTCTGAGTCTTTCCAGCCCTTCTCTGAATTCTCCATTAAGTCTTTGAAGTCCATCACAGAGATCAGACGCAGTGGCCCATGTTAGTTCAGGCACGGAGTTAAAGATGGATGCTCTGATCTCAATCCTTGCACCTCTTGCTTGTTCGGCCAAAATATCTACTTTTTCCTGTACCATCTCGTAGATCTTTTCAAAGAGTAGATGGAACTGATAAAAATTTGTGCCAACAATATTCCAATGTGCTAATCTAGCAGCACCTAAGAGATTATTTTGGAGTTCTAAAGCTTGGAGGAATAAAGTTTCCATATTTAACTATTGTAATTTTTATTAATTCCAAAGGGGATTTCTTGGAGCGCGGAGGTTAATGGATCTGAGTTAGGCACTGTTCCGGCCTCATTTCTCCATAGTCCAGAGTCTATCTTTAACTTAAACCAATCTGGGTAAGGATTGACATTCCCCTTATAACATTTCCAAACTTTTTGTAGATTACCCGACGTTACCTTGGTATTATCTACTACTCGAGTACCATCATCGTCTATTGAATAGGCAATTCTAGGAATAAATTCGTAGGTAGCTGTGCCATCCAATTCCTCAGAACATTCCAACTCAAGAGAATCTGATATTCCTCGTGGGCATCTAGGATCTTCTACAATATACTCCTCTGTATATTCTGTATTTATGACCCGTCTCCAAACAGCCAATCCAGTAAACTTCTGATTAGGGTCTAAAAGACATTTACGTTTTGGCAAGAAGTCTTCGATAGAGATGGGGTCAAATGCAGCACATGGTTGAGAGTAAAATCTTCCATCAGCAACTAGAACCTCAACGGAATAAGTTTGTTCGTAAATAAACTGAGATGCATCAGTAACTTGAACAAATCTCTCATTCTCTAATTCAAATCCGGTTTGGAATTCAAGACCCGGCACCTCTGGTACCCATCCAGTTACAGAGTCGGCAATAAGATCGAGGATTGGGAGAGAAAAACTATGTCCTTCTCTTTGGGTTTGCTTCTGGATGAGAGTTATAGTATAAGTAAGCTTTCTATTCCTAATAGTAGGAATATAGGCGCCTTTATTTGGGTTATTTGTAGAGCTGGATGAAAAACTGACAATAATCATTGCCTGTTCAGCAACTCTTCCCGACTCATCGATCTCCTCAGCAAGACGAATCACCACAGCGCTCTGTCCAAGAGTCCCATGGACCCTCTTATGGAGTTGATTCTCAATCTCTAAGAGCATGGATTAAAATTCCCCGCCGCTAATAAAATCTTGAAGTTCCCAGAAGCCTGTTGTGTAGTTATATAGCAAAGCATCTCCAGGTTTTACATTACGAATAAAACGCACATTGGCAAGATCTTGGATCTTACGATTTGCTTCCAACTCGATTACATATTGTCTTAGAGAGGCCGCATCTTGCTTATACTCACTCCCATCTGGGAATACGCCGATCCTGCCTCCAAGAACACCATACTGAGAACCATAATAACATCCACCACCAGACCCATCTGCCACAAGGTAAAATCCTGCTCCGTCAGGAGCAGCGGGGTTAAATGGATCATAGCCATAAGTCTGATTTGCCATTAGAACGTGTCTCCTGTTTGTAATCCGTCGTAATTATCAAATGTACCATCGGCAGTTTCCGTGGTATTTATTGCGTTAAGTGTATCTCCGTCTTGTGGATCAACAGCATCTGAAGTATTTGTAAACGCAGAGAGATCTCTTGTGGATTCAAGTGCATCTACTAGTTGATTAATATCAAGAGCCGATCCGGGCATTGTTGTTTCAATGCCAAGTGCGTTTCCATCAAGAGCTTCTGAATATGTCCGTGGTGAGGACATGGCTTCTTTACGTGGGAATTGGAAGAAACGATTATTTCCGCCTTCTCTTTGAACCCAACGATTTGTGGAATTTTCCGTGAAACTTCTACCCCTTCTATAGGAACTCTTAGTCATTGAGCAAGCACCGCCCCAATAGCGATATGCTTCTTGCCATTTAAGTCCGGTGGATGGAGAGGCTTTAGCCGCCCATAATTCGAGTTGCTGAAGAGCTTGTTCAGCAGCATCAATTACTTGTTGACGTGGGCGGAGAATATCTAAATACCATCGAGCCAAGATGGCCTGGGTACGACGATAAGACCCAGCAATAAGAATCTTCCCTTGAGGTGGGGCCGTTAGTATATAATTATTAATTAACGTCGCAGCATCATTAAGAGCAATTTGGATCTTATCAAAATTGATATTATTTCCTGTTGGATTGTCAATATTTGACAACTCCACGGCTTCTTGATATCCAAAAACCTCAATAAAGTAATCCACAGTTGCCGGATTACAATTATCCGCTACTCCAAACTTGTCTGGATAAGGAGAATTCGGCATAATTTAAGTCTATTCCTACTAGAACTTTAAACTATGGTATAATTATGCGTATGAGTCTACATAGCGCCTATCTTAAGTCCTTAGAATTAGCCTTAAATAGGAATATAAGAACAGATACATTCGTAATTAGAAGAACTGTATCTTATCTTAAAAAAGCAGTTTCAGATATCTATGATTCGGATCCTAAGATTGTCCGTCAAATCTCCGATAAACTCGATGAGTATTTAAACTCAACGGTCCATCTTGAGGTACAGTTAGAGACACTCTTTGGAGATAATAATGATCCACTAAGCAATAGAATTTATGAAGTAAATATCGCAAAACTTCACGAACTCAAAGCTAAGGTAGATTTTTTCTTATCACCATAAAAAAAAGAGGCCCGAAGGCCTCAAAGAGATTATAGTGATTAGGCTCAGGCAACAGGGTTGTTGAAGATGAAACCAGA